AACACCTATAATCACTACCCAAAAACAAGGTGCATAAACGCTACCCTATTTAGTTGCATACCATTGCAATCACGCTACCCTGCTACTGTATCAATCTTTTTGTCGATTAACCCATTGATATTACAATGTCGGTTTTTTTATCACCCCGGAAAGAAACCTGACACCCCTGAGAAAAACCCTTGACATTTTAAGGATGTCAGAATTTGCTTGACTTTCCCCCACAAAGCGATTACATAATACACCATGCCACGTCTATCCAGTACCGATTTAACCATTGCAAAGGAACGCGCCAAGGGAAAAACCTTGCGACAAATTGCGACCATATCAAACGTTGACAAAGCAACCGTGGGCCGTAAGATCACTAAAAACCCCGATATAAAGGCTCTAATCGAGCGCATACAAAACAGAGTTATAAACTCCGCTGCTTCCCAAGCTGCTGATAATATCATCCATGCCGTCACTTCCTATAGGTCCAAAGGTATCAAAAAAGACCCTCAATTACGCGATCATGGTTACAAGGCATCCGTCCAGATGATGCAGGGTATGGGTATTTTACCCTCACATACGCAGTCACAAATGATAATCAATATCAATAACAGCGGGCAAATGGTTATAAGTCAGGACGTGCTTAATATCCTCAAGAATCTGCCAAAAGCTGAGGATCTGCCCGGCGATTGCATTGATATAGAGCCACAAGAGGAGCCTTAAATCATGCCTGTTTCATCCTTTTTATATACCATATATGGTGGTGTGTTATTGATAATCATGGCATGTTTATAACCCATTGATATTATTAACGGGCAACATCCGATAATGGCTATTATGTCAACTCGCGGTATATTATTGTCAACTATCGCAGTGGATACTAAGTATCCATCTATATGTAGCTAATAAGATACATAAACAAATATTAATAATAATCATTACTATTAACAATGGCAAGGGGGCGGGGGAGCGGAAGGCGGGACTCCGGTCTTTCCAGTTAAGTATCCTTTTCCCGCAACACACGGGATGGGAAAAGGGGATTACGAATTAGCTTGACAAAGGTTAACCTTCACTATATAAAGGTATGAACATTAACCTTCAACATTAACCTTCGGGAGTGAGGGTATGCGAACATTAACCTTTGAGCAGTTACGGATTAACCTAACATTAACCTTCGATACATTAGATGAACCGGTTGAGATCGTCAAGCGTGGGAAGGTTGTTGGATACCTGGTCAGCGATTTACAGGACACGGCCAAGACTGGAAAGTTAGAATCTGGTGAGACCGTTTACGCGCCCGATCCTATTATTAAGCCGAAAGATGTGCCTAAAGTTCTTTCCGATGCAGTAGAAAAAAAGGTTGCATCTGGTGGTTATTTTAGACCAATGACAAAGGAGTATCAGACAAGGAATAGCGGAAAGAAATGAATATTTTCTTAGGTATTTTGGTATTGGCGATTACGCTTATTTTATTATTTTTAAGTGGCCCGCCTTGGGGGATGCGATGAGAGTTCAGGTTTTGATGTTGGATGAGAATCGGGTTGAGTATGTTGTTATTAATAATATTCTTGAAAAAATTAAAGAAGAATCAATAAAGGTTATTTAAAAAAGGGAGAAAAATGAATTATCGCATGATAACGAGGATGGATAAGGATAATGCCGGAGAAAAATGTCCGTATTGTAAGTTCATCGGACGTAATTATTTGGGAATAAACGATGATCTGTGGGCTTGTATGGATTGTGGGTGTGTGTTTGTGCCAAAGAAAAAGCGCATTGAAATACGGGAGAAGATAGCTGAAGAGCAGAAAGAGAAAAAAGATATTGTTGAGAAAGCGAAAGAAGAGGCTTCTTTAACGTGTGAATGTGGATTCGTAGCAAAAACAGAACACGGTTTAAAAATTCATAAGTTATCATGTCAGAAATCGAGTTAAGCCAAGAGCATATAGCCGAAGCATTAGCCGGCTGGGAAGGATTTATTCGATTTAAACCTACCCAGATGGATGCCATGATGGATCGGTTTAAGTTTAAGACCATTGGACTTTTTTTCGGAAACCAAAGTGGAAAAACCGCTACGGTTGCCAAGCAATATGTAAAGCGTCTTTTAGGCATTCATCCGATTGCCGACAAAAACAGATTAATGAAGAAAGTCAGGTGTATGAGTTCGACTTTACCAGAGAGTTCAACACCTGATGAACAGGATAACACACAGTATTTAGAATTAAAGAAACTCATTCCATACGAATTGATCGAGAAGGATATAACAGCCAGAAGTCAGAATTTGGTAGTAAAGCGTCCCGTTGGCTTGAGTAGTTCAAAGACCGTGTTTGAGTTCAGGTCATCTAAGCAGGAATTACAGGATGTTGGTAAAATTCAGCTTTCATCTGTATGGCATGATGAAGAAACCCCTAAAAGACACCGTGAAGAATGCCGGATGCGGCTTTTAGCAGAGGACGGTGATGAGCTTTTTTCCTTAACCCCGATTAATTATATTTCTTATCTTTTTGACGATGTATGGCAACAAAAGGCTTTTCTTTTCAGAACCAAGACAGTTTCAGATATTTTGGGTTTACCCCAAGTTGAAAAACTAAAAACAGGTAAAAGCATAGGCTGTATTCAGGCGGCGACTGACGATAATCCTACCCTTGATATTGACAGTATAAATCGTATCTTTGAGGACATAACCGATCCCGACGAGTTGATGATAAGGCGATATTCTGTATTTAAACAGATTTCCGGCAGGGTTATAAAATCTTATGATCCAAGTGTTTGTTATATAAGTTATGACAAATATTTCAGGGATGGAGTTCCGATGCAATGGACTCATGCAAGGGGCATAGATTATCATGAGTCACGAATACCTTGGTCTGTATTATGGTTGGCTGCGTCTCCTTCTGATGAGTGGTTTTGTTATAAGGAATTTCATCCGGCAATAGATGGCACAAAGTCTTATAATACATACGAAATCGCCAAAGCGATAGCCCGTAAATCTGGTGATTATTATTTCCAATGTAATCTGATTGACCCATTAGCGAATAAGAAACAACCGAATACATTATTCAGTGCGACTGATGATCTGAATCGGTATATGGATGAATTAAGAAAAAGCGAAGGACTGGGAACTCCTACTTATTGGGAGGGATGGGACACCAAGGGGACAACCGGACTGAATGAAATTATGAAGCGTTTTAAAAATGCGATGAGATGTGGAGTTCCATTTAATAACAGAATCAAGGAAAGAGGTCAAGCAACAAATTTACCGACCTTGTGGATTGTTGATACCTGCCCCGCTGTAAATAAGTCTTTATTAAACTGGAAATTTGGGGAATGGCAATCGGCTGGTACAATTATGATGAACGACCCCAAATCTTCGCCACAGCAAAAACATTCGCACGATTGCAGGACTTTGGAGTGTTTGGCAAAAGACCAGAGGCTTTTATTCGCGAGTCATTTTATGAGTCATAAAGCGTCACAAGACCAACATAAACCAATGAGCATTACCGGAAGATAATTGATTGTTAAAAAAACTTATTGACTTTATTGAAAAACTCGTATATGGGAAGTTCTACGGAAACATTGTAATCCAATTTGAACATGGGAACATAGTGAGTATAAAGAAAACGGAGTCCATAAAATTGGATACTTGAATAGCATTAATATCTAATTAACGCTATCAAAAAAATTGAGGCAAATTGACTTTAAATAGTCGGTTTGCCTTTTTTTATTGGAGACAGAATGAACGATTTTCTTGATAAAGAAACAGAAGAGACAGAGCCGGAAATTCCTGATTATGAACCGCTTCTTTGTGCTCATGTTTTGAATGAATGGACACGAGGGCAGACTTATTGTTCTCAACTTAACGATTTGTACGATGATTTATATGCCATGATTCGCGGGGAACGTCCTACGAAGAATTATGATTGGCAATCGAATATTGTAATCAACAAAGTCTTTCAGATTGTATGGACTGCAATACCATATATTACCCAAAAGATATTTGGCGCATCCCCTGTTATCAACGTGCAGTCGTTTGATAAAAAAGGTGCTTGGCAACGTGAAGCGATCCTTGAATACTGGAATAATCTTCATGCAACTGTGGATAAAGAGCATATCCCTTTTTTCCTTGTCACTGTCATGTGGCTTCTCCGGTCGTGTTTAAACGGTGTGGGAATATTGAAAAAGGGATGGCATCAGAAACTTGAAAAGAAAAGTATTGAAGTTGATGTGCCGATTGAAATGCAGGAAGATGGTACATTAAATAAAGAAAAATATAAGAAGACATTTTCCATACCTGTAGAAGACTGGCCGAATAATATCATTGTTAATAACCGGGATATCGTAGTTGATTGGTTGCTTCAACCTGGGCAGAGTATTCGTTTCGGTCGTTTTGTAATCCATCGTGTTTTGGTTGATCTGGATTCTTTATACAATTCTCCGATTAAATATTTCAATCTGGACAAAATAAATAGAGATTCAACTTCAAACTCATCTTCTATTGTTGAAGATCACGGTAGTTTAAAATCCAAAGATGGTCAGGAAGAACCGCCCAAGTCAGATATTTATTCTGAAGTCGAATTATTCGAGCGTCAGGGTAAATTCCCTGTTTATTCTAAAAAAGAAGATGGTAAGTGGATTCCATGCCTTGATAAAGAGGAGATGAATGAAGATGGTGTTGTAACAAAAGAAATGATTTGCACAATAGCAAAATGTGGGAATGTTGAAACGCTGATTCGTTTTGAACCGAATAAATACGAGATGAAAACTTACATTGATATGCACATCTATTTTGATGAAGAAAGATGGCAGTCAATGGGAATGGTTGAACCAATTAAAGACCTTCAGACAGCGCTTAATGATAACATCAATGCCATGTTCGATAAGATATGGCAGGAATTAATGCCTCCTGTAGTTGTGAATAAGTTCGCTTTATGGGATTGGGATACTATGCAGTATGCACCCCGGCAGAGATGGTTAGTCGGTGGTGACCCGAATCAGGCGATTTTACCCATGCCGGGACAGCGTATTACCGGTGACGCATGGCAGAATCATCTTCTTTTCGATAGTGAAATTCAACTTACGTCTGCTGTAACACCTCCTATGCAAGGAGCCGGAAAGGAAAAAGCTGCGACTACGAACGTTTTAAATGCTCAAATGAGTGCCGGGAAACTCGATTTTATTGTAAAAATGGTGGAACAGACCGGGTTAATTCCAAATGCTCAAATGGATATTCTATTTGCCATGAAATTTGCGCATCCCATGACGTTCAGGATGATTCTTGGAGAACCGTTTGAGTTTGATAAACTGGAAGATATTTATAAATATGTACCAGCAGCTTCAAGTGTGAAATTAGAAACACAGAAAGAAATTGAAACACAACATGATATTCAGTTAATTCAGATTTTCTCCACAGTTCAGAATCCGAATGTGCCGAAAATATTAAATGTTTTATGGGGTAATATTCTACGTAACAGGAACATGCCCAAAGAAGCCGCGCTTTTTGACGAGGCTTATTTTGAACCGACAAGTGACGCTGGCAATATGCAGATGTTACAACGTTCACTGGGTCAGGGAAAACCCATGAGTAACCAGAATAATCTTCCAATGACAGGGCAGGAGCGACAGGTTCGGCAGGGAACGAATCAACCAAAAGGGATGATGAATGTAAATGGATAATATAACTGCTTTAGCATGGGAAATTCTTTTTGGTGAGAAATACGAGTCTATACCAGACCCGAACAAACCGGAAAATTCCGCGCATATAAATGCAATTAGACAACAGAGGCTTGATTCTATTAAGCATTTTGCAATGGGAAGCGGGAAGGTTATATATGATGAGTGGAAAAAGAAAGTTCGTTCTGAAACGCTGGCGCTTTTAACAATACCGAAAACAGAATTTTGTAATTGTGTAGCATGTATGATTCTCAAGGAGATACGACCTCGGTTAGAAATGCTCATCGAGGCCGAAAACATACTCTCATCTGAGAGAAACAATAAAGAATAAAGGAGGATTTTTTTTATGGTAGACAAATTGGACGCTGATGGAAAACCCATCAACCCAGATCCACCAGTAGTGAGTGATGGCGACAAACTACCCGTAGAACCGCCAAAAGATGAAGAACCAAGTTTCAGCAAGAAGCAGATGGAGCAGTTAGCGACTCTTGTTGGTAGAATCTCAAAGAAACAATTGGAAGAGAATGTTATTCCATTGATTCAGTCAAGAAGAGAAGAGCCCGCAGTTCCGTCAGTACAACGTAATGAAACAATAAAAGCATTTAACGATCAACTTCAACAGAAGATTTTTGACGGAGATGTTTTAGGAGCGATTCTAATGGCTACGGATGTTCAAAATCGTGCCAAAGACTCTTTGACAAAAACACAAGTAAGAGAAGTGGAAAAGAACATCATATCCTATTCGGATAAACCCTATTATAAGGACATTCATTCCGACATGGATAAGATAGCCAAGGAAGCCATAGGGCAAGGCGTTCCTCCTGATTGGGCGGTTGAACATGCCTATCATAAGGCGTTGTCAGACCATCTTTCGGGTAGTCGTAACAACAACGATGATGGAAGTCTTGATATGGTTGGCGGTGGAAAACAGCGAACAAGAACTAAAGAGCCTAAATTGCCCGATAATTTCAAAGCCGCCTTTGAAAGGGATAAAGAAAAAGGCCTGGTAAAAACGGAGAAGGAATGGATTGATTTATTATCTCCGAAAGTTCGCGCACAAATTGGAATTTAATGGGAGTACCTTCTGTTTATGAAGACACACAACCCCACAGGGAACGAAGATAGTAACAAAACCCGATGTAAGCGTTGCGGGTTCCTCGGATGTGATACAGACCGAGATAAAACCGGCGCTGGAAGCGGCATACGTTACGAATCTGTCACCCATACAGCGAGTGTTGCACCAGACAACCCTGTTCACGTTAGTGGTTGTCCGTTCTGTAATACCCGTAATTACGAAAATTGGCAGAGATGATTTAAAAATTAAACTTAAACAGGAGGAATTATGAAAGTTATTAAAGATATGTTAAGTGGTTTTACTCCTGTTCCTTTCGACATTATGTATAATGGTGACCTTGCGGTAGATTCAGTTACCAAAAGATATAAAGGTTCTCTTTGCAAAATGATGGACTATGACGACATAGAGCACGGTCGTTTTGTGACGTTTGCTGGACTGGCTACTGCAATGGAAAACGTATGCGGTATTCTCGAAGAGGAACAAGGCATAACAGACAATTATTTACCAGACGATGCAACGTATGGGATGGGTTATCGTAAAATGACCCCGATATTCCCAAGTTCGATAATTGAAGCCGAATATTCACAGTATGATGCAGCTGGAACATCGAATGTGATTGCGTCTGGCATAACAGGGACATCGGGTACGACAGCATTGGCAGCTACAATTACAACGGCAGATGTGCTGATCGGCGGATGGATTTATTTTTTAACAGGTTCTTGCGCTGGATTTTTGTCAATGATTACTGACAATTCCACTTCAGCGATAACACTGGCAAGCACTCTTCCGGCAGCAGTCCTTACAACGGATGATTGTCTTATTATTTGTCCCCCGAATGCGCGCAAGGTCGACTTTGATGCCACTTACAGTGGTCTTAAAAGTCAGTATGACGATGCTTCGTGGGCAGATTATATCGTTGGAATCTCAACATGGATTGATGCACCGGGTATTGGTAAGACCAAACTGGATAGAGATGTCCACAGTGGTCTGGTTATTACTGGTGCAAGGTTCTATCATCAGTTTGTTATACCAAGTTATTCAACCCTTTTAAACGCCTGGGTAGGCGGAATCTATTCAACCTAATAAGGAGGATTAACCGATGACACGATCTATTGCTTTAAGTGAAAATTTCGGAGACCTCCTTGATGCGAGGTTTCGGAAAATATTTACGACTGAATATAAGGAGAGAATTAACGAAAGCATGATTCCTCTTTTGTTCGGTATGGAAAAGTCAACTCGTGCATACGAGATGATGAGTGGAATAGGCGGGATGAGCGACCTTCAGGATTTTGATGGGTCAATCTCCTACGATACTTTTGCACAGCTTTATGACAAGACCTTCACCTTTCCCGAAAAAGCTCTTGGAATTAAGGTTGAACGCAAACTGTATGATGACGATATGTTTAACATCATGGAT